GAGAGCAGAAACCGATGCGGAGGCGAACGAGACCCTCAGGACGGCGGTCGGCATTCTCAAGAAGGTGACACAACTCCAGACAACAGAGTTGAGGCACGTAACAGTAAACACAAGCGGGTCGTGGGGCACTGATCCTGTTCGGCCTGATCTGGCGATGTTCTCCGCGCGTCTCAGCGTGGTGGCACACACAGAAAATGTGGAGGTATAAACATGACTCACAATGTAAATCTTGGCATTGGTAACTATGCCGAAGAAGGAACCACCGGAATGTTTTATCATGCATCCGCTGGAACCGAACTCCCGACCTATCCGGGAGAGGCACTTGCAACTGCATGGAAAGAGGTCGGCGCGATCTCTGTGGACGGGATCACGTTCACATCCAACAAGACGAGCGACAACCTGAAGAACTGGGCGAACCGGATCGAGCGTCTGCTCCCGGGCGAGGATGCAGGACAGGTTGGTGCTCCGATCATCTACACCACCGAGGAATCCCTGAAGACGATCTTCGGAGAGGATAAGGTGACCGTCACCGCGGCAACCGCAACACACGGAAAACTGATCAAGGTCGATTATAAGCAGGGCGATACATCCGACGAGGAGGCTTTCCTGTTCCTTATGAAGGACGGCGACGACATGATCATGCTTGGAACCAAAAAGGGATTTGTGTCCGAACTGGGTGACGTCGCGTTCCAGCCGAATGAGGCGATCAACTGGGATGCAACCATCACTGCGGATCACTGGGTGCTCGTCAAGGACGACGGACAGAAGACAACATAAAAAAAGGAGGATTAACTCATGGCAGAAATCACACTGGGAAGGAAAGAGACGCTCGAGACCCTGAAGGTCAACATCGGTAAAGAAACATACAGCATTCCGCTCATGGGTTCCCTGTCGTTGAAGGAGACGAGGGAACTGGCGAAGGCGAAGGACGAGTTCGCATTCTTCAAGAAATACATTCCTGAGGATGTGATCGACTCTCTCTCTGTCAATGATCTGAAGGCCCTCACCGAGGTCTGGAAAGATGAAAGCGAGAAAGCAGCAGGAGTTGATCTGGGGGAATAATAAGCCTCACGAATTTTGTTTTCGAACATCGTGAGGCAATCGAACGGGACTTACTGACCGAGACTGGTCATGAGTTGTCAGACGTTGGGGGTGCTCTGTCATGGAGTGCCCTCAAATCCTTTTTAACACAGATCAAATTAGGGTCAGCACTGGGCGAGGAGCTGAACCCAGAGATCACGGAATGGTCTACACGAAAGAAGACCAACGAAATCCTCGCAGATATTTTCGATGTACTGCAAGTGATCAATGCACAGCTGAGAGTCATTGCATCACACAGACCGGGCAGGAAACCAGAACCGTATAAGAGGCCCGGACAAGACAACGGCAAGAAGCGCATTGGCAAAGGAGCACTGCCTCTGGATGAGATGCGGAAATGGATACAAAGCAGAAGGAGGTGATCTCCTGTGGCTGGCGGAATGACAGAGGTCGCACGGGCGACAGTCACAATCGTCCCGAATATGAAGGGATCTCAGGCCACGATCGCCAAGGAACTGGGAGCAAGCACAGAGTCGGCAGGAGAAAAGGCTGGCTCGCTGTTCGGAAAGAACTTAATCGGCACAGCGAAAAAGGTGCTCGCTGTGGTCAGCGTCGGCAAGCTGATCGGCGACTCACTCAACGCAGGAGCGGACCTCCAGCAAAGTTTCGGAGGCCTCGATACTCTTTATGGAGACGCCGCAGCGGCTGTTAAAGAGTACGCCTATGAGGCAGCGTCCGCAGGCATATCAGCGAATGATTATGCGGAGCAGGCCGTCTCGTTTGGCGCGTCACTTAAAGCAGCGTTTGGCGGAGACACCGCGAAAGCAGCAGAGGCAGCGAACACAGCCATCATGGACATGGCTGACAATGCTGCCAAGATGGGCACTCCGCTTGAGCAAATTCAGACGGCATATCAGGGTTTTGCGAAAGGGCAGTATAACCTTCTTGATAATTTAAAGATCGGTTATGGAGGGACGAAGGAGGAGATGCAAAGGCTCCTGTCCGACGCCTCCAAGCTGTCCGGGCAGGAATATGACATCTCGAACCTTGGCGATGTCTATGACGCGATCCATGTGATTCAGGAAGACCTTGGCTTAACAGGGGTGGCAGCTGACGAGGCTGCGACCACGTTCTCAGGGTCTTTCGGAGCCATGAAAGCAGCTGCCCAGAATGTCATGGCGAACCTCGCACTGGGCGAGAATATAAGCGCAGACCTGAAGAACCTTGGCGCATCCGTCAAGACGTTCGTGGTCGGTAATGTCATGCCGATGGTCGCGAACATCGCCAAACAGGCTCCGACAGTTCTGGCACAGATCCCGTCATTCATAGCGGACATGGCTCCGGATTTCATTGCGGGTGCTGCGGACATCGTGTCGAACCTCGCAACCGGACTAATCGAGAACATTCCGACCTTTGTCGACGGATTCGGTCAGATGATGTCCTCTATCTGGACAGGCATCACGAATATTGACTGGAACGCAGCAGGACAGCTGGTTGTCGATCTGTTGTCAGCAGCATGGGACGGTCTTAAGACAGCAGCCAGCACGATCTGGGACACTGTCGTCGGGATCTTCACTGGCGAGGTCGAGTTCCCCGATATATCCGAAGCTGCCAAGATTGTATGGAATGCGCTGACGACGAAAGCGTCTGAAGTGTGGACGGCGGTCAAAGCGTGGTTCACCAAAACCTTTACATGGCCCAATATCTCAGACGCAGCCAAGAAGGTATGGAACGGATTGACAACGGCAGCGTCCGAAGTCTGGACAGCTGTCAAAACATGGTTCCAGAAGACATTCACATTCCCGTCGCTCACTAAACTCGCATACGACGCATGGAACGGCCTGACGACTCTTGCCTCGACGATCTGGGAAGGGATCAAGGGATGGTTCACATCGACATTCTCTTTCCCGTCACTTAAAGCCAAGGCGAAAGAGGCATGGGATAAACTGGTCGAACTGGCAGGCGAGATCTGGGAGGCGGTCAAGACCAAATTCAGAGAGACGTTCTCATTCTCATCGCTGACTAAAAAGGCACAAGAGGCATGGGGCGGTCTGAAGACGAGAGCCGGGAGCATCTGGACGACCGTCAAGACGACTTTCGGCGCGTCAAATGTCAGCTTCGCTGATCTGTCCGAGACAGCATCCAAGGCATGGGACACGCTGACAACAGCAGCAGGAACCGTCTGGGACGGCATCAAGGAGATCTTCGGATCGTTCGAGATTACATGGCCTGATTTTGGAGAACTTGCCAAAGGTGCTCTCGACGGATTGAAGACAGCTGCGGAAGGCGTTTGGAACTGGGTCAAGGGCCTGTTCTCTGGAGACAGTGACGACGAAGCGGTCAAGTCCGTTCAGGGTTCCACCTCCGAGATGGCTGCGACACTTGCGGATGCAGAACTTCAGATATCCGCTGTCGATGTGTCCAGTATTCAGGAGGCGAACGAGTTCGTCAAGCAGACGGTCCTTGGATGGATCCGTATCTTCAAGAACCTGTCTCTGAAGGTCCCGACCGTGGGCACGAAAGCACTGACAGCTGCTCTCAAGGCCGTGACGGACATGGTCAGCAACTTCAAAAGTAAGATGAAATTCACATGGACGCTGCCGAGCCTCCATGGGTTCCTCCCGGTCATCAATGTGAACATGAAAGAGGCTAAATCCAGTGATGGGAAGACCTCTGTCAGCTATCCCGAGTTCTCCAAGAGCGTCAAGTGGTTCGCAGAAGGTGGCGTCTTCAAGAGTCCGACGATCATCGGTATCGGTGATTCTAAAGGCCCTGAGGCAGCTGTTCCGCTCGACAAGATGTGGAGACAGATGGACAAAGAGTTCGACAGGCACATGAACGGTGGAAATATCTATCAGACCTACAACATTGACGGAGCGACAGATCCGGAGGCTTTTGCGGTGAGCGTCGCTCGCACCATCAAGCGAGAGTTGAGGATGGCATAAGATGGCAAAGAAAAAGAAAGATG